CTCACCCTTACTGTCAGTCATCAACTGTATCTCACCTACCTTTGCTTCTGCAGTTCCATTTCTATTAACAAGAACCATCCCCTTCTTAACGTATCCAAGGTGTCCTGGTGTTGTTTGATTGGAAAGATCTGCAAGGTCAACATTGATAAAGTCTGAAGTTCCAGAATAGGAAGAACTAAGTCCATCAACTACAGTTGTTGGAGCGTTAAATGGACCAATCTCATGATTATGTTGTGCTGTACGGAAATTAATCCTTGGTGCTCCGACTACAGTTAACCCAATGCTTTCAACAATTTGACCAGGTTTAAATGCACCTCTGATCATTGTAACTGGCAGTTGCTTGGGGAATGCAAATTCATTCATGTCAACACTTTCCATGAAGACATAATACTTTGTATTTGGTTTTAATTTCTTGCCAGTTACATGGATATTTCTGGAACGACAGTTGTGGATAGTTTCCACACCAATAACTCTATCTCCAAGACTAATCTCTTCATTTCCAGAAGAGAGTTCAAGACCAAATACACTCTCAGTACCAGTTTCAAATGCAGTGTCTACAAAATCATCTCTGAATGTGGTACTTGACCAACTGCTGGTGGTAGTGGTTGTAGTTCGTTGAGGACGCCTTCCTTCATTTCTCTGCACGCCTCTACTTACTGATGTACTTGATCCACCTGAAGAACCAGTTACTGTGCTGTTAACTAATTCACTATCAAATACTCTATCATCACCATTCCAGGTGAATTCAGAAGAATTCCACCAACTTGCTGCCATTCCACCATTCTCACGGTCCTCAGTACCAAGCAGTTCTGCCATACCATTGAATACAGAATCAACCTGAACAATATCAGGAGTGGCAAGAACAATTTCTTCAATCCAATAGTCTGTAGCAGGAGACAAATCAATTGATCCGGCATACAGTGCAATATGATATGGATTTAGGTTTTCAGTTCTAGTTGCAAGTGGTTGATCAATGAATTCAACTTCTTCAAAGTTAAGAGTCAGACCAGGACCTTTTCTAGTTACATTAACGTCAGAAAAATCATTTGCCCAGGCATAATCAGCATCTGTACGATTTGCTTCGGTTGATACTGTTTCAAACTGCAGAGTGACATTTCTCTCAGTAGAACGTGGACGCATTTCACCACGCTTTAAGTCAATATCAAATCTTGCTTCACCCCTCAGATTAGCACCATTGTGATTTCTGAAGTTATCTACAAAGAAACCAGACTTAAATTTATCCAGTCCAGTGTTAGGATCCTTGATTGAAAGATTCTTAGTATCAGTTTCAAGTAAAGAAAGTGTAGTATAATTCTCAAGATTCTGAACTCTATTCTCAATACCACCAATATCTTTCATGGTGAATCTCTTATGAGAAATAAGTTTCAGTTGACTATCGAATGTCGCATCATACATGTATGGCTCCATTCTTAGAATGCCGACTTCAAATCCTTCACTATTAGCAACTGGTAACTTTGGAAACTCTGAAGGTTCTCCACTCTTAATTAAGAATTCTCCATCCTTAGTCAAATATATTCTATCAATTCTTCCAAGATAATGAGAATAGTCAACAATAAGAGTTTTATCGCTTACAGCACTTTCGCAATTTGAATTTGAGAATGACCTTGATTCAAATGCAAATGGTGAATCAGATGAACTAGGAGAATATGTATTGACTTTTGGTCTTAGATCAATAAAATCTGATGCCCTTCCTGTTGGTGTTAATGGGACCTCTTTTGAATAATCGAGAGTATTGTAACTGTTGACAGATTCTACTGTACCTGAACTCTCCTCTGTGTTGAGTTGATCAAAGACAATTCTCAGTTGTCTAGTTGCTTCACTGGCACCTGCTAATCTATTGATTCTTGCAATATCACAGAACTCTGGTCTTTGACCAGCGTCTAGAGTGTAATCATTACTGACATTTCTATCACCGATGATTAGAGTGCTGATATTTGCGGTAATTCCAGAACTTTGGAATGAAACTGTTTCTAATATCTGGAATATCTTATCATTCTCATATACAAAGTTGATTTGATTACCACTCACAACATCAACAACACGAGCAACTGCTCCTGTATCTCCACCAACAATCTGTTCACCAACTACTACATTATTTGAGAATGTATCGCTTTGGTTCGATGCAATAATTGATGGGAGAGTTGGAGCATTAGTATCGTTAGACTCGAATACACCAAGAACTCTAATAACGTCTGGTACATTTAGTGAAATATTTTCATCTTGGACTCTCGTTCCATATGGGAAACTTCCGTCTCCATAATCCAATCCATCATCGAATGTTGTGGAACCAATACCAGAACCGGCATTTCTAGACCTTGCTACAACTAAATTACTACATCTTGAGACGGTCTTTACCTTAGATGATATTGTGCTTCTCTTACAAGTAAGAGTAAATTTTGCACTAGTTCCTATTCGGCTAAGTCCCTTAATTAAAATTGTTTTAAGGTCACCAGAAATTGTGACTTGGGAATCAAGAATAATTTCTTTATGTCCATTTGCATAAGTTAAGGTATAATTAAATTGATTATACGGTTCTAGGAACAGATTATCATCACCAAAGTCAGTTATAGCAAAACTAAGTTGCCGACTTGCACCAATATTAACTGTTGCTTGCTTTCTTATAATGTAACTACTATCAAGAAGATTGATGGAGGAAACAGTACTGTTAGGGAGTTGAATCGTTTTTCCTGGACGGTTTCCTTTTTCTAAAATACCAGAAGCAACATTTAAGTTCTGGACATTATTGAGAGTACCACCATTAGCTGATTTTACTGTACCACCGGTACATACTCCAACTACATCACTAACAGCAACCAAAGTAAGAGAACCAGCAGCAACTGCACTTACTCTGTTGAATGTGGGCAGGGTTTGACCTGGAATGGTAAACGAAACAATATCATTAACTCTTACAGGAATATTTCTAAAGTCCCCAACAGATGGTGATGTTACAGAACTACCTGAACCTCCATCTGCTGCAATCTTGAATGCTGAACCGGGTTGGATAAGGTTTTCAGTTTGTTGCATTGCAACGTTGCAACAAAAAGTACTAACACCAACACTTCTACCAATTGACTTAACATCACGGATATCATTATCTCTAATTGCTGTAATATTTCTACCTACAACAAGTCCATTGATTTCAATTGGTTCGTTGAGTTGGAACTGACCTGTTACATCTAACAGATTAAGAGTCGTTGCATTTGAGACTGCATCCTTAAGGTGACCAGTTGCTCCACTGAATACGCCTTTAACGAATGCTGAATTTGCAGCAGTAACACCAAGTCCAAGTGTCAGAGTAGTAAATGTCTGAATATCGTAGAGTTTTAGATCAAATCTCTCTGTTCCAATTCCAGCTATATTTTTCTTACTGAAATCATAAATTCTGGCATTACCAATAACGCTTGATGCACTATCTAATAATCCTGCAGCATTAAGTCTACGATCTCTTAATTGTACCGTATATGTATTATTAAACCCAACAGTTGGTGAACCATAAAGATTTTCTACTTGAATATTGTTTCCAATTGTAACCGGAACACTGAGGTTTTCTTTCTTCTGCGTAGTTCTTGGTTTTACATTATCAAGTGAAGTTGATCCAATCTTTTCAACTTCATATCCTTTTACATATGCCTTACCTGAGGATATCTGAAGGGTGAAAAGATCATCAGAAGGAGTATTACCCCTCTGTGTTAATTGACCTGGAGCATAAATGCCCTTATTGCCAAGTCTATCATTTAAAGTTTCTCTAACATCGACAGCAAATCTCTTGACGTAATAATTACCAGATTCGTCATATGTTCTTCTTGCGAGTTCTTCCTTGAAGATATTATAATCGGTCTTATTGACTAACTTTTGAACAAGTCCTTCTTCTACACGCAACAGTTCTACGAAGTTAGCATCGTTGTTGTCTTTGAGTGACTTCTTAATAAGAACTGCAGACATTTTAAGTCTGTCCGCACCTGGTGCAGATTCATTTGAAAATCCCTTAGCATTATCAAACAAATCAGGATTTGCAGAAGAAGCAGTTACAATATCTTCTGAAATCTGGAGACCAACTTTATAACTAGGTGAATTTGTATACTGATCCAGGATTACAGTACCTGCAGGTACTTTTACAAAATAACCTCTAACAAAAAATACTCCCTCACTGATTGATGCGGCAGAACCAGTAGGAGTTGCTTCAGAAACAGCAGCTCTTGCAAATGGATTATTTGCTGGAATAGTAGTAGAAGAATAGTCAATATCTTCTAATGTAATTAGAGTTTCACCATCTGCAAATGTTGGTGTTACACCATCCAATCCAGAAGAAGTGTATTTGACATAAAGAGTATCAACAGAATCAATCGATTCTGCACTTGTGATACAATTGACCACAGTTGCCTTAACACCAGAAGTTTCGCCTTGTATCTCAATTTTATTATCTTTAAGATATGAAGTATATGCAGAAACAGGAACGTCTAAGAAAGTAGGATCGATCTTAACTGCAAAATAATTTGAATCGTAGATTATTCCACCAGGAACAATCATTGACCCTTCCTTAAAGAAGTGTTGTCCGAACTTTTCAATCTGTCCTTGCAGGATAGACTGTAACGTAGTTAATTCCCTGGATTGAACTGGGAATCCAGGTTTGAACAGCACCTTATTATAATTATTATCTTCATCAAAATCGTCAAAATAAGGCGAAACATTTAAATTGGTGTTCTGGGTCATGTTCTTAGAACTCTACTACGACTTTTACTTCTTCTTTTTGGGATTCAGATCTACTGATTGGTGCTCTGTTATCAATGTAAATGATATCACCTGAATACTTTTCAACTTCTGGATTTGCTTTTCCAAGAACGAAAGTTTGACCTAGATCAATTACCTTTCCACTTAGCGTCACACTAGAAACATTTGTAAAACTAGTATCAGGAACTAAAGAAGTTCCTGCCATACCAACACAATTCACTGGATTTGCATTACCTTCAAAATCAAAGTTTCTAAAGTTATTATTGGATATAGTAGATAAACCAACAGGTTGATAGTATCTCAATATCCCAGTATCACCATCCCAAGATGCAACATAACCAACAGCAGTTGATCCAGCAGTGCCAACTGATTGACGAATCTCACCATTTAGTGGATACTCAACACTGGAAGTTGAAATACCAGGGGCACTACCACCGGGTTTCAATTTCAATGCACCAAGAGAAGTTGCGGTATTAGTATTTAGAATAGCAGTTGAACTTCCATATTCCGTTGGATTTCTTACAATACCAATTCTTGAGAATGAATTTTCAGAAATAAAATCAGAAGAGGAATCATACTTAGAATAAACCATTACTCTATATGAACCTAACTCACGGTAGATATCTGCTCCATGTCCACCTTTGGGAGGAATCATAACTTCAATTACTGAACCACTTCCACCATCACCAGGATCAAAGTTAACTACTCCTCTAGTGTAGTCCTTTCCTGATGCTGTAACCTCAACACTAGAGACTTGCTGATCAACTACAACAACAGAGACCTTTCCGCCACTTCCATCACCTAGAATGTCTACAGAATATGTTCCTGACGTATGTCCTGATCCTCTGTTCTTGATAACTACTGTTTCAACTCTTCCACGAACAGCAGCATTTTTTACTGATGCAGTACTACCGTCTCCCCAGTTTGAGGGGAGTGGCATATATTTCTCTGTTGTAAATTTAACAATATCTGCAGGAGAGATTGTGTAAAGATACTTCCAGAGGTATCCATCACTTCCATTTCCTGCTTTTTGAGGAACAGTTGAAACAAAAGTTGGTTCATTCTGTGATGGTTGACCCTTTGGGAAATCTGGACTTGTGCCATTATTAATACAGATGTAAACTTTAAATTCAGAGTTTACGACATAAAAACGAGAGTCGTATAGTGTCTTTGAACTAGTTTGTGGTGCTGCATTAGTGATATCATAATCATTTCTATACATGTCATAGATTATACCAGAAGTCCAATTAACTCTAGGTACAATTCTTGCAAAGTCATTGATGCCAATCTTATTCAAGAAAAGCATCGAGTCGTGATATCTATTCTCCTGCTCAAAAGAGTCTCTTGGGTCTGGGGTGTTTGACGCCCAATTAACATCACCATATTCCTCAATGCTAACATTGGTGGGATTGGGGTGCGCCAAGAAGGTATAATAAAAGTTTGAAGTCGTGCCAATGCCAGTCACAGACTTAGCAAATGTCTCCGCATTCAAAATTCTAAATTGGTCAGTGATTATGGCAGGCATGTCTGTCCGATTTTTTGATTATTTATACTGTGTTTAGTACTGTGATTTTAATTCAGTGGTTCTTGAAATATGTGCTGAAGTACTAATTCCAGAAAGTGGATCATCTTTTTGGAATGCAAACTGAGATCCATTTCTACTTCCTATATTTATCTTACCCCAACTGAACGATCCGTAGGTTTTAATACTGAAGGTATCAGGTAGAGCAGTATTCACTCCTACAATAGAAAGAACATTTGTAGATACCCGAATTGTATCTGTTCCGCCAATAGCAACAACCTGAGCAGCACGATAAACGTTATCAACAAAAGATGTTCCGTTTGCAACAATAGTAGAAACATCACCATCGATTGAAGTAACACCAGTGCCAATACGAGTATTTCTAACTACGAAGTAATCTCCTGTAGCAATACCAGTCCTTTCAATCGTGCCTGGGGCTCCTGTTTTAGCATAAATTTGTGGAGATGGGAATAAGTCAAATGTAACTGTTGGTAATGAGTTGACTCCAGATGCTGCAGTTGTAATATCTCTAATATGTCCAAAATCACCATCATAACTAACACTCTTGAGTTTTTCAACGACTGGAATAGTTAATCCAACTCCTATCGCCCCTACAATTGTGACATCATTAAGTGTTTGTCCAAGATTATCAATATTTTCAAATGACCAGACATTTTCAGCATATATTGAGGTGTCTGTAGGACCAACAGGAGCAATAACTTTAGTTGTCGGATAATACAGTGGTTCGAGGGAATTTCTTACCTTAGAAATTCTAAGACCATCAATAATGAGGTCAGAAGTTTGCTTGGTCCATTCTACTGGTCTCAGGAATGCATTATCAGTGTTGATACCGACACCTGTATAAGTTTCAGTCTCAACAGTATCAGAAGCAATCAATGCGTAGATAGTTCTTCTATCTTGACTACCAATTTTGTCTTCTTTTTGAAGTCTTAAGGTATCACCCTCTTTAACTGTTTGATCAACATCAATTTCTTTATAGTCTTGATCAGAACCAGTATAGAAATACATTCTAAAGGTACTTCCTGCTTTTGGTGCTTCCTTAAACTTGAATCTCGTACCACCATTGAATTCATAATCAATTCCTGGTTTCTGGAGAACATCATTCAAGAAAATTAAGAAGTTATTTTGGAGAATAATACCAGATCCTTCTTGTGCAACGATACTATAGAATTCTTTAGTAGTTTCTGTTCTAGTGATAAGGAATTGAGTTTTAGCACCATTGAACTGATTGCTAAAGTTATCCATTTCAAGAAGTTGACCAAATGTCCATCCAGAGAACTTATCCTGATACTTATTCTTAACAGTTACAGTGAAGTTGGATGTACTAACTCCAACCTGGAATGGAAGACCCTGAAGTGTAAGAACATCACCTTCCTTATATCCAATACCACGATTGGACATGTTGAAACTGACTACACTACCGCCAGTTCCAACAACAACATCTATCTCGGCACCAGAACCAGTACTACTACCAGTTAGTGAAATGCCTTTATATGGTGCAGGTTCATCTGTGAATACTTGAGGTGGATTTGCCTGAGTATATCCAGTACCACCCGATACAACACTAAATCCAGTAACTGTTCCAGCGGTTCCAATAATTGCAGTTACTGCAGCACCAGATCCACCACCCAACGAATCAGCAATTGAAACATTTGGCGGGAATATGTGACCAGCACCACCGGAACGAATACCGGTGCTACCAATACCAACTGTGACTCCTGTGATTACACCAGAACCATTTACAACTGCAGCACCAATAGCACGAGTTGGGAACTGATAACCACTACCAACTCCAACTACAAACTCATTGATTATACCGCCCTGAGGAAGATCTCCAACTACTGCAGTTCCGGTGAAATCAATATCTTCTCCACTCACAGTTTTCTCAATCTCATAATTAGCGACTAAGACAGAACCAATTGGTGTTAAGAATGGTTTTTGGAAGATATTGTTAATCAGAACTGCACCATGACTGGTAGTGATACCAGTTACCGCAACACCACTACTGATGATAGAGAACTGATCGCTAGTACCATCGAAGGAGTCTGAGATATCGTCGAAAATGTAATTTTGATTGTATGATAATTTATAGAATATTCTACCTGAGAAAGAGGACCGGGTAGTTAACGATCCAATGCCTGTAGGTCCGTATGGTGCGTCATTTAAATAAAGTGTACCCTGCTTGAGTCTATAATCGCCTGAGACCACGCTACTAGCTGTTCCAACGGCATATGCTGCAGCACTAGTGCCCATTGTCCCACGTTGGATATCAAGGACATTACCTGCCCCAACCAGATCCACTTTGACGATTTCACCAGTTCCAAATCGAAGTAAAGACTTACCTGCAATCTTTGATACATCACTGACTGTAATTTGAGTTGAACCAATTCCAACTGCCTCTGTCATAGTGATAGCAACTCCTACTGGTTTTACCGCAATAGGACTTTGAACGACATTATCAATCGTGATTATGCTTCTAGTAGTTGCAAGATCACCCTCTGTTGAGAATGATTGAGTAAGACCAATTCCAGCAGTATTGGTAAATGTTACATGGTTTCCATTAATTGCTTCTGTTGCTGCAACAGCAACTTTAAATTCATTCTTGTTGATTTTTATTGCAAATACTCTCTGAGGAAGGAGAGTAGTAACACCAATACCAGGAACATTAAGAGATGTAATACTCAGAGAAGATCCAGTATTGATACCGGCATTTGTCGGATCGTATACAAGTTCTTCACCAGTGTTAAAATTGTGCTCTGTAATTGTAATTGTACTAGCACCGATACCAGTTGTAGGATTGACCGAATGGTGGAGTAATGAATTACCATCATTAAATATGGCAAAAGTGCTCAGACCAACAAGTTGACCGGCAGAGTTTCCAACACCATTAAACTGAGGACTGATATCGTCAATCATCAAAACTTTATTGGTTATAGATTCATTATAATCTGTGATTATCTTAGAATCAAATTTGATGATTTTTGAAAGACCTGTAGAATCTGTATCTTCAGATGCAAGATCATAACTTAATTTTGTATGCACTGATGAATTACTATTAATTTCAACCTTGAGGTTGAGTTCTTGTTCGGGTTGTTTTACTCTTGCTCCCGTCTCTGGTAATGTAATAATCTGCAAATCTGAGAAATTCTTATAACCAGCAGTGTGGTCTAGACTATCAACTGTCTCTTTCCACTTATCTAATTCAATTTCACCACGAATACTATAAGAGAATCTTTGATAATAGTCATTGTCGTGAAGTCTTTGGAGACTATCATTCAATTTACCAACATCATCCGTCCATATTCCATTATCACATGAAACACTTCCTACATTTAAATCTATATCAGATTCTTTTACTTCTGAAATAGTTGCCTTAAAGTTACCTACAGCACCACGAACAACTGATGATTCAGTGAAGTTACCAATAACTCCATTCAGTCTTAGTATACCTGATTCTTCATCCCATCCATTCTTTGCTACAATACCAAACGTATTTGGATCGTTAATGTCAACAACTTTTTCACCTTCGGCAAATCTTATAGGTTGGAATTGTGGAACGAATGTTGCTAGATCGCTTACCTTTATAATTCTACCAAATTGTGCATTCTGAGCAATGTCATAATCTCCACCAGTAAAACCTATACCAGAAATTGAGTAACTGATACTTTCAGTTCCAGATGCAGTGTTGCGAGCAGTTATTGTAAAGTACCTAAAATCATAATCACTTGAATTATAACCATCTGCAAGAGGACCATTAGTGATCTGAACATTCTCTACAAAAATTTGATCTCCAATTTCAAATGGGAATGGATTAGTGACTCCAAATCCAATGTTTGGTGCTCTAAGTAGAAGTTCATTTACAAGGTTGGCAGAATTAGCACCAACAACTCCAACTCCATTTGAGTTATCAGTTGCAATAATTTCAAGATTTTCTTCCAGGTTACTGTCACTAGAAATAACTTCAACTTCTGAAACAGAACCACCTACGAGTTTTGTTTTTGTAATGATACTATCATTTCCAATTGCAATTACCTTTGGTGGAACATTGTAATTAGTTCCAGCAGTAACAATACCAACTCCCTTCAGCGTTCTGATATTCTTTAGTCTCATGACAAGAGAACTATCTGCTTTTGGTTTAATTGTATTATCTTCTGAGAATTCAATACCAGGATAAGAAACCATCCCATCTAAGATTTGACCAATATCTGTGTTAGATAACTCTAATTCTGCAGAAATACCTGTGGTAGTTCCTATGGATGTAATTGCTGGGAAATCTTTGACATTAATACCGGCATTTACGACTCTGGTTGAATGAATTCCACCAATTGCAGTTGGAGAACTAGTAGAATAGAATCCAGTGCTGTATCCCGCACGAGTGTATGAGTTTGTCTCAGCAGCACCAACTAAAGTAAATCCAAAGGAGTAATCAGTGCCTACTCCAATTGATGCAACTTTATAGTTCTGATTGAACTTGGAATCTACTATACGAATATTAGAATAATTTCTTACAGTCTCATTTGCAGATGTTGGATATGTATCTGTATAGTTGGTATCATCCCCCTCAAGTCTGTAATAGAAATTAGATGAGAGATTTTTGTTAATATCAACTATAATTTGTGTGGTAGGACTTCCATCACCAATTGTTCCATCTCTAGTAATAAGAGTAGATTCGTATCTAGATTGGAACTCTCTATCGTTATAGAAATTGATATCAAATCCTGAGAGACTTGTATCTCCAGTATTCATTGCAAATCTTCCACCATTTATAACGTCTAACTTTGGATTTACCTTTGAAACTTCATGATTTCCGTGTCCTTGTTCAGTTATAGTAATGTTTTGGTAGGGGAATGCTCTTGCATCAAAGTTTGTTTCTGCAAGTCTAAACGTATCATCGTCTATCTTAACAACATGATACTCTCTATTGTTCTGAAGAGGTGTTGCAACACCAACAGCATTTACATAAGCAACAACATCACCGGTCTGTAATTTATGATTTACGAGTGTAATGTCTGATGTAGTTACAGTTGTAATTCCAGTAGGAGCAAAGGTCTTGGGGTCAACAACCAGTTTTTTCAAAGTTGGATTGTATTTGAATACAAACTGTTGGACCTCATTAGGAGTTATGTGTAATCTAACGTCATCTCCTTCTTGTACTCCATGTGCCAGACTGGTTTCAACTCTAGCAGATACCTTCTTAGCAATACCGGTAAGATTATCCTTTACCTGTGCTAATGTATGACTATTTCCTGTGGAAGCATCGACAAAGAAAAGAGTGGAGTTGATACCAACGAATGCTTTAGATGTTGCAATTCCAATAAAATCAGTTCCTATCTTGACTGCAAATAGATCAGTTGTGGAAATATCAAAGTTAGGAGAGAGTGCAGCAGTTGTAGCAGCACGAAGTGTGCCTCCAACAGAAACTAGACTCAATTGATCACCAGTGTTAAACTGATGGTCTTTCAGATAGATTGCACGTTCTGGAATCGAAACTAAGATATTTGAACTTCCAGCAAGTCCAACAACAATTGAAGTATAAGTAGAACCTATACCAACAGCAGAAACTTCAAAGTTTTGCTTGTATGGGAGACTTAAATTCTTATTTTCTAACTTCTTATCAAGAAGGAAATTAAACGTCACAGGTTGCTTAGTTACCAAATCTCCCACAGAGTGGGTGCTAGCAGAACTATCATTGACGACTCTTGTAACTTTATATTTGTCATTGACGGTATCAACATCAACAATTTTCAATAATTCGCCACCAACCTTGATAATATCATCTTTTACAAATTTTTGTGTGAATGTAGAAGTACGTAGTGAAATTACAGTGCTAATACCTGTTACTGCAGTAGCACCAATAGCAACTTTTACATTTGTTAATACTGAGTCTACTCCAACTGCTCTAAAACCTTCAATGTTTTTATAGGTTGCAGAACCAATTCCAGAAATTTCAATAATATCACCATCAATGAAACCATGTGGTATGGTAGTAACACCAGTCACCACATTACCTTTTACACTAAAAATAGTATTTTTTAGTACAGTATCACTAGTTCCGATAGAAACAATATTTTGTCCTACAACTTGCTCAATCTCTACATCAATTGATGGTTCATTGAAAATGATTTGTTCGCCAACTTTATAATCAATGCCGGATTCAATTACATTGACGGAATTTATTCTAGAAGATTTAGTCGCATCTACATTGACTTGTACCTTAGACGAAATGGGATCTTGTAAGAATGCATATTCTCTATACAAATCATTTAACCCAAGATAAGTTACATTTCTCTTATACAAACCGTTATTCAGAGTTGAGTCACTTTGATCGTTCAAAGTGTTATAGTTGAAGGAATCAGTTTGATTATAATGTGACTTTGTGATATATGGATACGCAAGATTACCACCAAAGTCTATAGTGGAGAAGTATGCATATGTTCCTTCGGGGAATTCTGGAGTTTTGCAGAATCTTCCATTATACTCGTCAAGATCTCCACTTGCTTTATAGAGATAGTCTTGTGTGAAAGATCCATTAGCAAATCCAGATGGTCTGAGTGTACCGGAAGATTCTACATCAATTTCATAACTTGAGAAGATTTTCTTGTTTCCACCAGTGCTTTGACCCTCTTTAAAGAGTGGAACTGCATGACCATACGGACCATAGATTGGATTACCATCATATGCCCATCCAATTATTGGGGAATGTGAAAAACCTGTAGTAATTTCATCTCCATTGGAATCAACGTTATCTTCTAATAATTGACGATAAAATGCTCCAGGATAAAAACCAACTACCTTAGATTCCTTTAAACTAGTTCCAGAAGTGATCTGAACTAATTCTCTATTGAGTCTATCCTTTTTGGGTATTGATATGTTATCAAGTTGAAGTACTTTTTTATATCTTTCGACATTATTAAATTTCCATTCATGAATTTCTGCATTTAACTTTGCATCAACACCAGCTGGAATCACTTCGATAGTTGTATTTTCATCATATCCACTACCAGCATTAACAATATCAACTGCTGTGATAGTACCGTCTACAATAGTAGGATTGAGTTCTGCCAACCTACCTGAACCAATAATATTGATTGTTGGGGGAGAGGTGTAACTTGAACCTGAATTAGCAATATATGCTGAAGTTAACTTTCCGTCAACAACAATAGCTCTAATATCTGCATCTTTTCCTGTCTGAACCTCAACATCGATAGATCTCTGATAGTTAATTACATCGGGTACGCCATATCCAACACCACCATTCCTGATGAATACATTATCAAGACTTCCTCGAACTACAGGAATACCAATAGCATTATAATATGAAGGAGTGACGCTAGTATCTCCAGTAGAAACAATACCATCAATTGTAATAGCAATTGCTGGATATTTGAATGTATGAGTACCTACACCCACACTGGTAAGGTCTACATATGACTTTCTATCAAAATTTACACTACTGATAGTGGTTGCTGTTCCTGCTTCGCTCAGAAGGAATCTATTCTCATCTAGGACAGTTACCTTATAATTTGCTGCTGCAGATAGACCGCCGATAGTAGTACCATCGAATGAATACTCTACATTGTCACCAGTTTTGAATGAATGATTCCTTGCATAGATGTAATTAGATTCAACATTAACACCAACAAAAGAACTATACAGATCCTTTTGATTTGCTGGTGGCCATGCTACAGCGTCTACAACTACTCTCTTGTTGGAGAAATCGTCAGTAGATTTTGTAATATTGATTCTATCAATAACCTTTCTATTTGCTCTTGATGTAAATTTATGAGTACCATTTCCAAAAGCATTCATATTAATTACAGTTTTAGCTAATGCCTTTTCTTTTGTGACAGAAAGCGAAACATGATCATCATCAACCTTCGCAATAAAATATACCGCACCAGATGTCAGTCTGGTTGTAGTAAATCCAACAGAAGTGCTACCAGCACCAATGGGAGTTCCTGAACTAGAATATATGACCTCTTCTCCGTCTGAGAATCTATGTCCTGGTATATTGATTACGTCAGATTGCTGAGTTCGTGCATTATCAACAAAGGTGACAATATAAGTCAATCCTCTCATTCTTGCTTCAGCAAGTGCTTCTGTTCCATTTCCTCCGCTAATTTTTACAATAGGAGTATCTATATAATTGAAACCAGGAGAAGTAAGAATAACATCTTCAACTTTTCCTTTGAACTGACCTATAAGAAGAGCACCACTACTTCCAGCAGTATCTCCAACTCCAATCTCGGGTGCATTTACAATATCATAACCAGTTCCAGCATTCAGAATATTAATTTTGTCTATCTGACCATAGAAGATTGAGTCACTTGAAATTGGCGATTGGAATTCAACACCATTTAAAGAAACACCGATTGGTCCAACAATATCACTATGATCAAGTGCTTGTTTTGGTATTCTATTAATTCTTTTGAAATTATTCTGATTGACTATATTCTTTCCAAATATGGAAGATGGGGTCAATTTGTGCTGACTAGTTAATCCAATTCCAGCAATAATAACATGATTTTGATCGGCAACAGACGAACGACTATATGCTAATTTTATATTATTAGTATCAATTACAGAAGCAAAGTACGTTCCTGTTGAAATACCGGAAGATCCAGAAGTTAGTTCATAGTATAACTGTTCACCATTTTCAAAGTTGTGATTGTTGATAGTGATCTCATTATCAACTAGGTTTATATCACCACCACCAAATGTCTTCGCTCTGTCAGTAACTGTTACGTTGTCGTAACCAGGAAGTCCCGAAAATGCAACGTATGCGTTCTTTTCTGTATCAACAAAGGTATTCTGAATATTTGCTAAAACACCATGCTCGTTGAAATTTGTACTTGCAAAGTCAAGTTTTTTCTTAACAAGGTATGCGGTATTAACATCAAATGGAAGACTATTTCCAGTAACTGAAAATTGCTTTCTGTTGATTATAGAACTAACTGTGCAATTTGCTTCTTTAACAGTACGATCATTCTTCAGTAGAATATCTACTTTATCTCCAAGATGTAAATGGTGATCAACTACAGTTTCAATAGAAGATGTTCCGATAATTTTCTGAACATGTGTGATTACTGCATTATTGTAGAACCATCTGTTGAATCTTACGTCTGATTCATCTACTTTCTCTCCAAGATGTTTTACAGACAGTATATCTCCTTTTCTGAACTGACTTGTATTACGTTTGTTATCTGCAACTCCCACAATGCTGCCGACAACTCGCATCGTAACCAACTTATTAATATCATTGTCTTCATAACCAAAGACATAATTTCCATCAGTGATGGGGTCATTCTCTGAAAATGTAGTAGACAGTCCTACACATCCAAAGAACTGGTTAGCACTCTTGCTAGTATAAGTGACCTCTGTTAGACCATCATTATCAGGATGGAGGAATGAACCATTTTGTGGAAACCCAATAGTGGAATCTACAGTCAGAGTTGAAGTTGAAGCACCAAGACCTATGACTTTAGTTTTCTTACTAGTATTGAATGTATTTTCAATCGCATCTTTAGGGAAAAATAACTTATAATAGTAATTTCCATTCACGAGTACAGGTTCAACTCTTGATACAACACCCTTTGCAGTTGGAGTATCAGTTGATCCTTGTAGTATAGTGGTTTCTCCTAGTTTAGTTGAGTCTCCACTGATAGTTTCAACAACGATAACATCTGAAAGTGAGAAGTTAGCAGATGATGCCTGAATTGTATTATCAAATGGTTTCAGAACCTCAATAAACTTTCCGAATAGAACACTGAAGAGAATCTTCAATGAAATGTCAGTTCCCTTTGAACTGTAGAAGTCTCTTGCCCTTGAAAGAATGTTATCGATATTAACGCTTTGGAACTGTCTATCCTCAATCCCAGGTAAGAATAACTTTTTATACTTCCTGAAAAATTCTGCTAAGAATACTAAACCAAGATTAGTAAGAGGTGTTCCTTCATCGTGAAATTCCGACCTACTAGAATTAAAGTTTAAATACTCTCCATTCGTGACATTATCAATACCAGAAAAACCTCTAATGCATCCAGTAAATGCAAAACTAGTAATAGTAGGAAGAGTTGTACCTAATGGGTTTGTATCTTCTAGAATAAGTACATCATCAAGTGCCTCTTCGTTATCAGAAATTGTAATAGTGCTGGAATCTATAACTTCAGTGACATAATACGTTCTTCCAGCAACAACACTTGAGAATGATGCATCAAAAATGATAGTTTGTGCTCTGAACGAATCTAAACCAACAGTAGATGACAATTTGATGGTATTAGCAGTCGGATCAAACTGAATTACCTTCTGAGCATACGAAGTTTTACCAGTATACGTAAAAATCTCATTATTGATCTTTACAATTCCATTTTTTGGTAAAAATCCTAAATGATTAGTAACTTCAATGATGTCAGCATCGTTTGAAATGAATTTAGTCAGTTTTGGTGTAGTTCGTGTAAATTTAAGATTTACAAAACTATCAATATTCTTTAAATCTGCAATATTTTCGCCAAGACTTACTGTTCCGTACTCACTTTCCTGAGACAGATAGTATTGCTCCAAAAAGTCTTTAAAAAGCGGATTGTCATCTAAAATGAATTCTGGAAGTTGACTTTCCAGAATATTGGAGATTTTTACTTTACTATCTGACATTTCTTATCGAGTAAATTTCGTGCTGCTAGTGTAACTTGAAGGAGGAACGTAGTTTGTACCAGATCTACTTGACCCAGAAGTAACTAAATCTTCTTTAAGTGTTAAAACACTTTTTCCTGTAGTATCTAGGATGATATAAAGGTTCTCTTTTGCGACAATATCATTTGATTCGGGTGTGACTCCAATTTCAATTCGATTTGGTAGTGAAGTCGATGAAATATTGATTGGAAAGAGGATAATCTCACCTTTTACGTAATCAACAGATCCTGCATCTTCAATAACAGTAATAATCTCATTACTTTCATTAAATTTGATGACTGACATTGATCCAGTCGTTGGTGCAACCTGAGCAGGTCTTCCTGGAATGGTAATACTGGTATCAGGGACATCAGTCAGGAAAAGAGTTCCGTCAATACCAGAAATTCTAAATCCAGATGACCTAATATTGAAACCTTCCACTTCAGCATGGAATTTGTTTGCATAACAGAGTTCATAATTTGCAAGTTGGTCATATGCAGGAACCAAATTCCTTCTCATCACAAGATTAGTGATGTTTGAAGTAATTCCAGTATCAACATTATCAATTTGACGAAGGAGTTTACTATACTTCAGTCTTCCACCGAAAGAATTGATATCAGTTGACTTGGAGTAACTTACAATTGCATTTGTGACTCTACTATACAAGTCTTCAGTGCTTGTAACAGTTCCTGGGTCGTATGAGACAGTGCTATCGTACTCCACATACAGATATTTAAGATCTATAAACTCTTGTCTGATACCAGCAATAGTGTAATCCTTTAATTTGTTCTTAATCGTGTTCTTTGCCACGTCAGAAAGGAAATCACCATTTTTAGGTTTGATTGTTATAAAAACTTTGCCGTATTGTGGGGGATCAAGTTCTTCACCACCGTATGCAGAGACAGATTCAACGTTAGGATACAGAAAAGGTATCAGACTAGTGTAATCATTAGCAGTGACCGCTCTGTACTGCGATGCATAGACCCTAGGAGCAAGGTATTTGATGGTATCGATACTCTCTATCTCATCACCCTGTTCTGCTGCTTGTAGGGTCGTTATGGCGGAGATGTTATTTGTTACATTTCTATCCTTTCCTTCACTTTTTGCAACCAATTGTCCAGAGAATGTGAAATTGCTTGCGCCATTTGCTGCTTCACCGGTTGTTTCAATATAGGTAACCTCAATCCTACTTCCATCAGGGGGTCTTTTACCTAAAATATTGTCTCCGAAGAGAATTTGGTATCTTTCATCCGCAATTTCTTGCACAAGATACAAACGAGTCTCGGCATCGACGTTAAAAATGTTTGTATATGGTGAATATTCCTCTATTGAAGTTCCAATCGTCCGAACACGGATGGTAGAGGTGTCAATATTGCTATTTGGTAGGATATATTTTGCATCTGGTTGGGAATCATTCACCAAAAACGTCTTTTTCAGTAAATTTCCTTCTAAAATCTCAATATTGCTAAATGTTACGAGTCCTGAGGAGTTCGGAGTTGCTGTAATGTCCTCTGGAATCGAGAAAATGTAGTTTGCATTGTTCGCACCACCCAGTGCAACAACACCTTTCTTCAATACAACCGATCTAGCGTTAACAGATGCACCAAAAGTGATTCTTGCGGTTGCTGCTTTCTTCGATCTGGGGACATATCCAATATTTCTTGCTAAAGATACGACATTCTCTCTTAATGTCGCACTATCAATGAACGATTCGTTCACTGCCATGTTAGTGTTGTAGGCAGTAACGTATGAATTATATGCTAACGTGTCGATTAGGATCGAAAAGTTTGATCCTTCAAAGTCAAAGTCCGTAAAATTACTATTTGACCTCAGATAATCCTTTATCTGCTCTCGGATATCATTAAAATCGAGATTTGTAAACTGATTGAATGCCATTATATCCTAGAAGGTTGTAAGATAAACTCTATTGCCTGTGTGGGAAGTGGTAATCCAACAATATCATAGTCAATTTGGATGAATAATTCGTTAGTATCATCCTGACCCTCGACAAAAACATTGGTCAGTTCAATTCTAAGTTCATAGTTCTTCAATAATGTAATAATTTCTTCCCTTATGATGTCATTATCAAATGAATTTAATTCAAAAAGTGAATCGCCAACTGATGTTCCCAAGATATCGTTAAAGAATCTCTCTCCGACACGGGTTCGGATTAGATTTATAACAGATCTCTTGATTGCATCCTCATTTTTGAGAATTGTTACATCGTTTGTTATGGGATGACGTTTAAAAGATAGACTGATATCCCTAAAACTACGTGAACGCTTAGTTGGCATCTGTTCTGATACACTTCAACATACTATCTATAATGGTTAGTATCGATTTGGAATAGAATCATAAGATGATCCTTCCGAAAGTACCTGCTTTTTTGCACCATCAATAGGTTTTGCTTCATCATTTAACACTTCTTTCAACTCCACAGGAGTATCCTGAGGTGATTCACCAGGAAGTGACCAGTAATCTGTGATCAAACTTGTTGTCCCCCACACTTCTTGCATGTAATTTTTGTTTCTATCTACTGGTGAGTTACCCATTGTTCTCCTCTTTTTCGTTATTTATTTGTTCTTTAGCAGTTTTCCAGAAATATTCATCTTCACGACCCATTCCGAGTCGATCAAATCCATTTTCTACCTGGTAGTACTGCGTTGATACCTTAAAGTCAGGCATCTTTGGTTCGACTGGTGTCAAACTATTGTCATAAATGCGTAGTCTATTATTTGGATAGAGTGCATATTGACCATTCTCCAACTCAATCAAGTTATGAGACTTGTGTTCAGCAGGATTTTCACTCGTTGCCCAATCAACATAATCTGGATCATGATGATAATTATCAATCGTACAGATATAAGTACCCTTTACATTACCATGATCCCTTGTATAACACTCAAAGTCCATTGAACCAATGAACTTCTTATCTACTGATACAACTCCATAGTCCATACAATTCCAGAATTGCAGGTTAGGTAGACTCATATCAGGTGTAGGAGTCTCAGGATCGGTTACAAAGGCACTGATAGGCAGTTTATCATACATTGCCGCATACTCTGGTAAGTATGTCTCAAAATAAAAAGCACGCCCAGGAATCGATTTAACCGATACCCAGACGCCCTTTACGAATTCTCCATGACCAGACTGATGATCAGTTAGATACTCTTTACGTACCCATACTTCCTGTGAAGGAAGATTTGCAATCAAACAGGACATACAAAAGTTTACAACTGATTATATCTATTCAACCTCTTCCTTGTCCACGATAACGCTTTGGTTTGGGATTACCGGATGAAGAAGCATACTTTGTATGTTGTCCTGAACCCTGTCGAGTCTTCTTTGGTTGCGACTCAATCATCAAGTTACCAGTTAGACTCTTCTTAATCTTTGCCATAATTTGTTCTTTCGCGATTTTTTAATAAACGGGCGGGAATAACCCCACCCAGTATAACACACCATTAACACATAAGCACTCATGATCCTTAGATCACGCGCATTTTTTCATGCCCAACACGAATCACAGGATCACACCAGATCTCATAACCTTTCTCGATTGCATCAAGACAGAAACTCACATCCTCTCCACACATATCTTGGACCTCTCCTGATTCAAACGTTTGCATCTTCGGAGCAAACCAAGGATATGGAAGACTCTCAAAGACTCCCTTCTTAATCAGAACCCATCCAAAACCTGTGTAATCAACTGTGAACGGCTTCTTACGCTTCGACATTGACTCGCCAGTCTCATGGTTCATCACACCACCATTATTCCTAAAGTCTCCTTCCTCTAACCAGTGGGCAACACTTGTCGTGCGACCATCCTCAGTCATATACCAACCAGCAGCAATATCTTTCTCCATTGCTACAAGACGGAAGAACTTCTCTGTATCAAATACAATATCACTATCAATCCATAACTGATAATCATACTCTAACTTACCATCCCATGGTTTCTGTGATGGTCCTCTGAGAACATTCGCACCAAGACACTTGCATCTTGCAAAGTTCACCATCGATGAATAATCTTGACTGATCTGAATACTTGCACCAGATTGCACAAGGTCAAAACAAAGTTGTACGAAGGATTTCAAAAATGTGTATGAACATCCCCTACCAGGTAAACAGAATACTACTGTCTTACCACGAATAATTTCCTTTGCTGCCTCTAGGTTAAACTCTTCTTTCTTTGGAGTCGGTGCAGCAGTCTTTACTGTAAATCCTTTAGCCATGCTCAACTAATAATTGATAATGTTATTATAACACAGCGTTCCACTCAAGTCAACGCTGTTATCATTATTTAGAAGTCCTCTGATAACCTTTCTAACAAATACGTTAATTCTTCCTTCGTGCTATAATCTCTTATTAACCCCTCGTCATTCTCTAATCTATATTCAAGTGCCTCTATCAGTAGTTCCCTCTCATAGGTCTCGATTGAAATGTTCATAGTAATAATACGCACCTTTCATTGGTATATATTCAAGACGTTTTTTGGGAACGTCTTGATGCCACTTTTACAGACTCTTTTTTACCTCCGGGAATTTTTTTTGTTTTATATATTCACTTTGTAAATCTTCCAAGACTGTCTTTTTTAACATTAGATAATCTCCAGTTAGAATGTCTTTCCATCCACTCAAGATTGTCTACGATATTATTACTTTTATCGTTGTCAATATGATTGACAGTCTCTAGATTATTTGGATTCTCTATAAGAGTTTCTGCAATTAATCGGTGAACTGAATATCGAAACCTTTTTATGTTTCTTCCAGTTTCATCTTTAATTGATATGTTTACTCCTTTGTATAATCCACCTTTTTTGTATCCTTTTGCTCCTCCTCGTCTGTGTTGAGCAACTTCTTTTAATTCTCCTAACCAACTCTTATTTCCCTTGGTATGCCATTTAGTCCAAACTCTCCCATCATCAGTAACGTAATAATGAGGAAACTTTGTGAGGTGAAATTTCATACCAAATTTTTTTTTTTATGCAAGTGAAATAGAGGTCGAAAAAGACATACAGTGTAGGTTAGGGTCTCTATG